TTTCTTTGATGCCAATTCTGACGTGTCAGCATGATGCATAAATCAGCAAGCACCGATATATCGGTGTTATCAGAAATCTCACGCACCGTTGCTTCGAGATGCAGCTCTTCTTCAAGCGTTTGGTTCGCCATCATCCAGTCAGCCCAAGCCATGATGCGCGATCAACTGCCCTATTCAAACTACTGATGGCATCACCGTCGAGTGGTTATTGTAATGACCCACTTCACGATAAGATTTAGCGGGCACTTCAGACATGTAATGAAAAACCATCTGCCCAATCTTTAGGTTAGGGTAAAGCGCAATGTCGTGAAAACGTCGTTCGTTTTTCAGCTCAAGTGTAAGTTTTGATCCGTGCCAACCTGGATCACACCATCCAGCCAAAAGATGGTTCAGCCCTGATCGTGCGCGACTTGACTTAAGCACAAATTGACAACTAATCGTGTCAGGCAGATTGAAAGTTTCGATCGTTTCAGCAAGGCAAAATTCACCAGGCTGCAGGAAGTAAGGATTATCTTCGGTGCGATCTGAAATATCAATGCGCTGCAGCTCAGGCGTGTCTGCAACCTCGATCATCAAATTAAACCCAAGGCGTACGTCAAGCGATGCTGGATTAAGCAGATCCAACGCAAAGGGATGAACCATTTGAGCACCTTCGCAGCAGCTGCGGATCTGCCAGTCAGCAAGAACAGTCATTCCGTAATAACTTTGCAGGCTCTATTGTAGTATTTAATCCGATCCTCTAGGCCGTTGTACCCACCATTTAGCACCTTGGTAACTTGATATACATCTTCACTTTTGCAGACTTCATCCCATCTATTTTCTTCGATCCAGCAAATTGCAGATAAAAACGGGTAGTTGTCAGCAACGTAATCTGCACCAAATCTCATCACTTTATCATCTTTCATGCCATTGCGTTCTAACCAGTCACTAAAGCGTTGGTAGTTGTAGCGGCCAGTCAGCTGGATCACACCCCCACCGCGATATTTAGGCCCATCACCGGGCTGGGTATTTCCAAGATCCGAACGTCCTTCGTATGCACTCCCATCCGCCAGTTCTTTCATCCAGCGATAACGGCCAGTCTCGTGACATGTTTGCGAAATCAGGTGACGACGCTGGTTCAAGCTTGTCATGTCAGCAACACGCACAAGCATGTTCAGATCATTCATGAACTTGTCATTGAACTGGCCTGTTTTCCATCCCGAGATTTCAGCAACCTGCTCAACAGTCACGAGCTGTTGCTGGGGCTTTGGCGCCACGGCGGCGACCCAAGTGCGATACCAGGCCGAGTCGCGGCTCAGGATATAAGGATCAAGCGCATTGATCTCGCCTTCCAGCTCTTGAATCGCAGCTGTTTGATGACCAAGCTTTTTGTAATACTTAAACAGGTCAATCAGCCGGATCGGTTTCTGATTCATCGTCCAGGAATAGCGAATGCTGAGTGGTGGACCTAAACCTGTTGCATCATGACCGTTTTCTTCAACGATCACCGCTTGTGGCTTGTTATCAGGTTGTGCCGCGTGCCAATCCTCGATCACGGTATCCAGCCTGGGCTTTAAGGTCGCCTCGAATTTGCGGCGGTTGATGGCACGCTGCAGATCCTGTAGTGGTGATCGCGTGTCAAACCGCCATAGCCAGCGACCGTCAGCAGGAATCAGCCCTTTTTTGGCTTGAGTCTGCGGAGCGCATGAAGCAAGAACTGAACCACGGTGTTGTCCTTGAGAGGCGACAGGCCGATGATCTCAGACGCAGCCGCATACACGATCCAGAAAACTGGGTGTGCGAGGATTTCTTCGATGTGCATGATGATTCAGGTGCGTTGAAAGCAGTCTACGTTACTTTAGCGCTGCGATTCAAGTACTCGGAGGCGTGCGTTGTGATCTACCATCATTTCACGTACCACTTCGCGATCTTTCTTCATCTCTGTTCGCATATGACCTAGCTGTTCGTTGATAGATTCTGCAACGGTACTAAGTCTGACGACGCTTTCGCGGGCTTCACTGTTGGCCTGGAGATAGCCGATCCAAGCAGTACCGCTCACTCCGAGTCCTGCGGTCGCGATGGCGGCGATGATCTCGACCTTCACAGGAAACTCTCATGAAACTCTCATACAACCATACTAGCGCAAGGGATCCGGTTTTCCTGCCAGGATCGCCACTGCACGCTTGTAAAACATGCTGTCCGTGCGGCCTTCTCGTTCCATTAGCTCTTTTATCTTTTTCCAGTTTTCGTAGGTGTGACGATCCATTACTTTCCTTGGCAGCGATACATCTTTTTATTGTGACGCGGCTTGGAATTAGAGCTGTGGATCTTCTGCAATTGTAAAGACAAAACCAAGATCTTCAGCACGGGGCTTGGCTTCTTGTTCGTTGTCGAATTGTTCGATATTGGGTTGACCTGATTCGAGTGTGCTGCCTTGCTCTAGTTCAACGTAGTGAACCGCAGCAGGTCCGTGGCAGACGTAATAACTGGTGTTGTCCATAGGTTTATGTGTTGTAGGTGATCGTCCAACCCTTGTTAATGAGGTTAGTATAAGCAGTGTTTGCTGCTGCACTCCACGTTGTCTTAGCAGCATTACTACCACCATCAATACCTAATATGTTATTAGATAAACCATTAGTATCAAGAGACACAAGGACGTTTTCAATAGATTGAACAGTCAATGCACAGTTTCTAAAGGCGTTAGCCCAGTCACCAGTAATTGTGCCAGTGTTGTCAAACATATTTGCTGGTACGTTTGCAAAATTACTAGAATACTGGAATAAACCATTGAAGGTAGTAGCACTTGAAAAATTAAGTGATGGTATTCCAGTTAAAGATGTACATGAATCCCAAGCTCGTGTGAAGTCAGTTCCACTTGAAGTATCAATCAAAGGGAATGTAGTCAATGAATTATTAACAGCAAAAGCAAGCCTGAAGTTGGTTACATTGGAAGTATCAATGTTAGAACTAATGGAAGTTAGGTTTGAAGCACCCCAAAAACCAAAGTACAAACTGGTTAAGGATGTTCCACCTGTTCCATCTATTTCTGCAATAGAAGTCTCAGAAAGGGCATGAGTAAATTGTGGATTATAGGTAGACCCCTCTGCGGGAGTTATTTTAATAGTATATGTATCAGCACTGGCATAAGTGTGGGTTGGTGCTGTACTTGTGTATGATTGAACTGTTCCATCACCCCAATCAACCTCATAGTTGTTTGATCCACTTGCAGCACGTAACGTGAAGGTAGATGTATTGGCAACCGTTGTGTACTCTAAGAATGCAAGTGCTAATTGTCCGCTCGCCCCTCCAGTCACGCTCTGTCGAACATTCCCTGTCAATGTGTCGCCAGACTGTGTAATCAGCTGATTACCGCCTTGCGTAATCAAATTTTTGAGCACAAGGGCCACAGCATCGCCACCTGAAATGCTTTGACGCAACCCGTTGTTTAATCCAATGTTGATGCTGGTGCGTAATCTTCCTGCCATGCCTCAAAGGGCTCCAACCACTGTTGCAACAGTAGGCGTCCCACCAGTGATGCTGACCAAGCGCAAGCGTACATACTCCACAGGAGTTCCACTTAACGAATACCCAGTGGTTCCATCAGCGGAGATCGTGGTGTCTTGAGCCTCGTCATCAAGGTTGAAGAAGTTGGTGTCGTCAAGGCTGCCCTCAAAACGCACCTGCACATTCGTTCCAATGCTGCTCACCGTCACTTGGAACGTAACGGCCTGCGCGTTGACCTTGATTGAATTAGTCGTACCTGCTGCTGTCAGGCTCGTCAGCGTTGCAGTCGTGAACGGATAAAGGGCCATGACAGCAACCCAGGAACTTAGATCTGTGTCTTTAGTTTAGCCTTTTCACCAAGGCGTTCCAGTAGCTTTCGTCGGCGCGGCTTGTTCGTCAAGCTCAGTTTGCAGGCGTGCTTCAAGCGCTTCAATCTGCTCAGCACCCAGGGCGTCCTTTGTCCAGCCGACAACGACTTCTTCAGTCAGTTCGGCGTAGGGGACGACCGCATCACCTTCAGCAGGAGCTTCGAGGGGCACGTTGCCATAAGCACTAGACGAATAGGTTTCGTCAGCAGCGGCGACGGTGAAGTGGACGTTATAGACAATCCCGTCAGCGGTAGTGCGCTCAAGGGTGTTGATTGACCAGGCGTAAGTGGTAGACATAGCTAGTTAGTTTGATCAAGCCCAGGCAGCGTTGGCAATAGCCACAACCTTTGGGTCTTCGTTGGTCAAGTCAGCGCCTTCTTCAAGTACGTGACGGTGATAGGACTGGGACAGCACTTCGCCATCCTCTAGTACACGGATCGCAGAACGCACTTGGATGGCGTTGCTTTCCATTACTTCGATCTTGTCAACAACGGTTTCTTTTGAGAGAGCCATGTTTAGGAACGTCCTCCAGACGTAACAGGTTTACAGGGGTCTTAGTTTTGAGCCGTTGCGGGCTAAAAAATTAAAAAACTACGGCAGTGAAAGAACATACCCATCGATTGCTAGTGGTAATTGTAACGTTCCCAGCCAGGTTTAGATTGATTGCTGCATGATTGGGGTCGTATCCGACAAATGAAGTGTCAGATGTGACCCCAGTAGTCTTAATTACTTTCCCGCCCACGCCTACAATAGTAGAGATATTTGTAAAAGGAAGCCCAGAAACAGAGCCAACTTTTAACGTCGCTGTTCCACTGTCGACGCTGGTTCTTACTCTAAAGTAAACTATGTTTCCTACCTTTCGATATAATCCAGACAATGTTGCCGTATTAGTGCCATCCGAGTGAACAGGAGTCCACGTCCCTTCCTCATAATCATCCAGCGCATTAGCCGCTGCGGTGTCACTACCAAACAGAATGCCATTGGCGGCACGAACCTGGCCATCAACATCACACGCAACTGCAGGACTCGCAGTGCCAATCCCGACATTGCCTAAGGCAGGTGCAATTACAACGTTTTTCCAACCAGATCCTCTGTCTGAAGCGGCAATAACACCGCAATCATTTACGTCGTCATAAGCAAGACGAAGGCCTTTGGTAGTATCCGACGTATCAGATACGTTCAGAATCGAATATTCCCCGGCAGCTGACGTATCACCAGCAACGTGCAACGGACCAACAGGACCCGACGTGCCGATGCCAGCGTTGCCCGAGCTATCAATAAACAACCTCCCCGTTCCACCAGTGCTGATGGCGAGTTGATCCACTCCAGGGCGGTAAATGCCGGTATTCTTGTCGTTATCAAACGAAAAAGCAGGGTTGGCAGCACTACCGTCGCCTGCATTCTCAAGCAAGTCCGCAATCGTTACTTTTTTTGTCTCGTCAGCACCGACATCAACAATCGGCAATACGTCAGAACTAGCGGGATCGGTCAGTGCCGTCAGTTCTGTGATTTTGACGTTTGCCACGGCTTAGCACTGAAGACTGCGTACCTACAGTCTAACGTTTAAGCCGTCAAGTGCCCATCAACCCGTGACGTTGCAATGCGTCAATCAATGCCTCAACCTTTGCTTCAAGCGTCACGCAATACTGCAGCAATTCAGTATTTGTCGGTGATGCAGCGTTGGCGATGCTGTTCGCATCAGCAGCCGTAGGCAACGTTCCAGTCGTTGCAGTTGTATTGATGTCCGTGATCGCCGTTGCTTGTGTGGCAGGAGTCGCGCCAAAGAATCCAATCGTGTTGGCACTGACCTCAACCTGCGTCGTCAGCGTCCCAGCAGTCTGGACCTGTAAACGAAGCTTGCCGTCTTCTGTCGTATCACTTGCATCAGCGATGACAGCTTGGATCGCTGCATAATCAATCGGGCGCTGTGACTGCGTGCCATCATCATTGTTGCCTCTGAAATACAGAGTGCTCAGTTCATCGCCGTCTTGACCGACAGCATTGTCCCGATGGCGGTACATCCTGATGTCCGCACCAGATGCAGCATCATCGTTGGCACATTCAAGCCGAACAGCTTCAGTGCTTCCATCCGTGATGTGGAGCGGTGATTCAGGTGCAAGCTCATTGATGCCAACTTTGCTCTCTTGCAGTCGCACAACAGTCGCGGGATCGCCTGCTTTAGCTACAACAAAGTCAAGCCGTCCATCTTCACTGCCGCTGCTTGCGTCAACAATGCTGGCGGTAACTTCTGCATAAGATTGTGCTTCTTCGCCAGCATCGTCTTCACCCCGAAACTCAAGCGTTCCAAGGACATCATCAGCAGCAGGTGATGCAGAGTTGCGATAGAAAACAACGTTGGGACCTTCAAGTGCTCCAGCTTCGCTGTTTTCGATAATTACATCATCACCAGTCGTAGCTTTGAACGTGTGAAACTGTGCAGTCGCCGTTCCACTGCCAACTTGAAAACCTGTGGTTGTGAACTTTGAATTCAGCGTATCGCCTGTGCTGATCGCAATTTCATCTTCAGCACTGCGGAAGAATCCAGTGGCGTCACTATCGCCAGTAAAACCAAGTGATGGAGCGGCAGCACTGCCAGCCGGAATTTCAGTCAGCAATGTGCCATAACTGATTTTCTTGTTCTTATCGGCAGCGACTGACTCTGAGGTGTCAAGCACCAGAAAGTCATCGTCTGATGCAGGCGCTGTCAGTTCAGTGAGATCAGATAACTTTGTGTCAGCCATCAGTTGCCAGCCTCCAGTGCAGCGACTTTAGCTTCAAGGGTTTCGATGCGATCCATGGCCTCTTGCAAGGCTTTGACAGCTTTCATATACAAAACAGAGTAGGACACTGTTTTTGTTGTTGTGCCAAGGCTGTTGCCGTCAGCATCTTCATCGCTTGATTCTTTGACAAGCCCTGGTGATACAGCTTCAAGCTCTTGTGCGATCACACCAATTTGCGTGTGAGTTCCGTAGCCAGTGCTTGATTTGAAGTTGTAGTTTCTAACCCGGACGTCCTTAATGTCATCCCACTGTGAATTAGCATCAACAATGTTTTCTTTCAGCTTGCTGTCTGAAAGTCCTCCATAGCTGTTGTTGGTGTTTTGCAGATTACCATCACCTTTAACTTTTGCTTCACCGCTGCCGCCAAACACCTGCAGCACGGCAAGAGCAGCCTCAGCATTTCTGCCAAGTTTATGAACGCTATTGTTTCGCAAATCAAAGCCACTGGTGCCGATTGCAGGCGAACCGTTAGTGATGTTGCCGTCTGCAATATCTATATTGCCAGTTGTTTTAATGTTGCCAGCAACGTGCAAAAGTTCAGTAGGTGTTGTCTCACCGATGCCGCACTTGCCGTTAGAAAGAATCGTTAGCCTCGTGCTGTTGTTTGTATCAAAGGAAAGACTGTTGCTGCTGTTGTCATATTGAATCTTGCCGATATTTGCGTCGCCTGTATCACCTAACCTGATTCTTGATTGGCCGGAAGTCCCGCTTGTTATTTGAACAGTGCAGTCAGGACTGTTCTCAACGTGCAAGTTTGCGTCTGGGACCACAACCCCGATGCCCACATTCCCGCTTGCATCAACAGTTACGCGATCACTGCCATTGGTGACAATACTGAGCTTGTCTTCAGTATTTCGGCGCAACCCAAGATCGGTGTCATTCCTAAATGAAATACCGGGCTTGCTTTGAGTTCCGCTAGAGAAATACGCTTGCCCGCCGACTTCACCCAGCAAGATGTCGCCATTATCAGCAGCATTCCGCTGCTTGATTAGTGCAGGCGTTACGCTTTCGTCAATGAAATACTGATAAGCGACCGTACTGCTTGGCGTACCACTTCCGCTGTTGACAGATTGAATTGCCGCAAGAACGTTGTTTAGATCTGCTCTGACTGAAGCTCCGGTAGCATTGGCAATCTGGTAGTCGTGACGGGCCATTTTTAGGTTTGCTCAGAGCCGAAGCCCGCTGCCACATAGGAAAAATCCCGATCCACTGACGAATTGCTTGAATCCTTGAAGTGGACCGTGAAACCAGTGCGGGTCACGGATGTCACTTCATAATAATCCCCGCTGGCAAGGTTGAAAGCCGTGATGCCGACAGTGGGCGCTTCATAGAACGCATTTGTGAAAGTCACTACCTTTGCTGCTGCTCCAGACTCAATCACCTGGCTGCTTTCCGTTCGGGCAGGAATCGACATCGAAACACCCAGCTCATTGATCAAGGGTGTTTGGGAATCGCTGTCAGACTCAAGCACTGCCTTGAACTGGAACGTTCTGCCAACAAACGTGTTTCGATTCAAAACTCTCCAGGGTCCAAAGGTAACAGGCAGCTCTTGCCGCAGCTTGCTGCCGTCTTCCAGCAGGAAGTAATCAGAGCCCGCCAGCTGGAATGTTCCTGTCGTCTTGGCTTCGTCACTGGCGCGAAAATAAAGAGTGGCGTCAGTCTCTTCTGCCAAGTACGAATCAAAGTCAGGCCAAGTATCAATCAATTCAGTGCGGCTGTCGATTAGATCATCTGGAGCCAGACTAAGGTTGCCTAAAATTGCATCCAGCGTTACTTCAAATTTTCCGCCAAGGTCAACAATCGTACTGAACTCATACTCTCCAGAGCGCCCACGAGTTCCAATAAAATCAATCTCGCCAAGAAAGCTATCAATGTTGCCTGAGATCTCGTTATCCCACAGCGCATCTCCGTCTAAGACCAAGCCGCCGTAGGCATCGCTATAAAACACACCACGAGTGAAACTGCCGCTGCTGAATGGTGGGGTGGTTGTATCTTCACGGATGTTGAGCACCGTGCGCTTTGATGCAGTAAAAGACATTTTGAGAACCTCCTATGTAGCGTCAGGGATATTGACGACAGTACTAACGGCAGTGCTGCTTTTCTTTCTGGTTACATCATCCTTGAGCTTGATGATGTATTCACCATTCAAAAACGGTACGGTGACTGCGCTGGCCGAAACTGGCACTTCAGCAAGTTTGACCGCACCGGCAAACGTTCCAGAGCCATCAGTCTTTCTTGAGTGCCTAATCAGAGCAACAAGATTGTTCAGTCTTTGAGCAGCAGGAGGAGTCCATCTCAAAATGGCCTGTTTGTCATCAATAGGGCTGACGGTAAGGTTAGAGATGCTAGGAACAGGATCTGAAAGGTCTGGAACTATCGCTTTGACTTTTGCCCGACGAGACTTCTTAGGTGCTGCGTCTCCAATTCTTATTCCAACAGCTCTAACTTGAACCTCTAACGTCCTGCCAGGCTTGAGACCCTCAATCTCAAAAGTAGTTGCCGTCGTGCTTAATTCTTTGAACGTTCCTTTGTCGATGCGATACCTGACGTCGAAAGACGCAGTGAAGCCACCTTCACCTCTTGACCATGAGGCTACTGCGCGATTAGTAACGCCACCATCCTTGTCGATTCGCTGGAACTCAATCGGCATCAGATCACAGGGATAGGTGGCCTTTCATCCACGGTAGTGATGTCGTCTAATTCCAGAATGGCATCGGGATTGTCCGCAGCAGCATAGATGCTGTCGTTGAACTGCACAGCAACAACAGCAAACGTTCCATCACCATTGTCCGCAACAGAAAGGCAACGGAATTTTTGCTCTTGGACGCTATCGGTGCTGATTGAATACACCGCACCAACCAGAGGTTCAGAGCTAAATGCGGTATTATCTTGGTCCGTCCTGATCGTGACTGTGGTGCCGCTGGTGTTATCAGTGTCAATCTTTTTGCTTTTAACCTTTCCATTACGCAGAACACACGTCAGCGTTGGAGTATCACCAGCAGGCAATGTGATCGACTGATCCGCAACGATCGTTGTTGTCGTAGAGCTGCTGATACGTCCAGACAATCGCGTCTGGGCACGCAGCTCATCTTGAATCGCAAAGACTTGCCCAGGAAAAACCAACGCTCCATCAAGCCCGACTGCAAACGTAACCGTATTGGCGTCCAGCTCTTCTGATTTCATCATCCAACGCCCCATACGTTGCGCTTGCGTTTTAGATGTGCAGCCGAAAGCCAGGACCTCTTTGACTTGGTAGCCGTATTTTGAGATCAGGTCTGCATCTTCAATGCAAATGACGTTTGGCTTATAGAGGTTGTCTGGATCGCTGTAGCGGATTCTAATGCTGGTGCTGCGTGTCTTCAGCGATGATCCGCTGTAGTTGAACACGCCGCCGATAACGCTGGAATTAGAAAAGATGTGAACAGGATCAACATCAGAACCGTCAAGGTTGCCGTGATCTGCTGTGACCTGAATCGTATTCGACTGCCAGTACATCATGCCCCTAAAAATGCTGGCAAAGTCCTGCAGCACGGTGAACGCTTCAGCCTGTGATGACACCTGAACGTTGCAAGCAAAACGCGGCTCTTTAGTGCCGTCGGCCAAAGTTATTAGCTCGTTTGCGTACTGGCAAAGAGGATAAAGATCAACCCAACTTAAATTTGTCTTGTCGATAAAGTGACCAGCGCCGTACCTTGTATTGATGAGCAAATCGTAGAAAATGCAGACGGGGCACGTCGTCCATTTTTGCCTATTAGATAGCTCGCCATTAAAAGACCCTTCAAAGTACAAGCTCCCAATCGCCTTTGGCCCGTCAGTTTCCCCATTATTTACAACCGCGTTTTTTGGGATTTTTACTTTTCTGCCACGCACCAAATATGCTCTAGTGGGCAGGCTTTGGAACTCCTCTGTTGAGATGTTCATGCTTACCGTTGCTGCGTAGGGATACGCTAATCTGATGCTTTGGTTTTCGGTAACAGCACTCCACAGAAGCTGATTTCTGCGGCCATTTTTTAACGGCGTACGTTTATCGACTTCTTCAAACTCGTCAAACGTTGCACGAAAAATCTGCCTGTCAAGATCACCAGCATTGTTCTGACTGTGCGGGATGTTGCCTGCAAAGTCTTTGCCAGGATATTTGCGAACTTGAATCGTCCAAGGTGCTTCGCCTTCTAGTTCAATGCCGCGTATTTTGTATTGGTAGCCAGTCGTGCTGATGCCCTCAATGTAGAAGAGGTTGCCTTTGCCATCAGTTTTGAAATCTTGGCTAATCTTGGCGACATCGGCTTTCTTGATGTTTTTGTACTTGCCGCTTTTGTCCGCAATCCTTACATCAAAGAAAATCACAGCATCAAACTGTTGACCCTTGACGAGCCCTTCTTGCGCCGTAGAGAACACCGCTGGCACCGTGAACAGCAGGTCAACGCTATCAACGTCAGAGTCTGTTACCTGATAAACCGCTGTGCCTGCGCCATAATTTCGTGACTTGACAATATCTAGGTCTTCATCAGTTTGTTTGTTCTTCCTGTTGTTTTCTTCGTAGTCTGAACCAACCTCACCAGGACCTTCTTTTGTAACGCTTGTCTTGCCTTTGGTGTTTGGCAACAACGCTTGATCACGCGTTCCAGGGTTGAACTGGTAACTGATGTTATTTGGGTCGTAGTTATTTTCACCTGCCACTGA